GTACTGGGCGGTACTTATATTGCCAAAGACCTAGTGGTCAATAACACTGTCTACGTTGCTCAAACATCCAGCTTTGTTGGTACAGTTACAATGAAGACTGGACTAACAGTCAGCGGCGGAATCATAACCGGTCTTAGTGGTGCAGCATTGTATGGTGCAGATTCAACTTCAACCAGCACCGGTGCGTTAACTGTTGCAGGCGGCATTGGATTATTTGGTAGTGTTTACCAAAGAGGTGACTATATTAATCTAGGCGGCGTTTTATTATTCAATAGATTTATCACCGGTCACGGAACAATAACCAACACCTCAACAGTGGTTAATATTGATTGGACTAATTCAGGCGATTATACTTCTGTGTTTAGAGCGAATAGCAATTTAATTGTTAACGTAAACAATTATACCACAACAACAGTAAATGTATCTAAAACAGTTACGGTATTGGTGCATCAAACATCAACAGCAAGAAATATCACTGGTTTCCAAATAAATGGTACCACAACACCAATCAACTGGCGAGGTGGTACTACCTTTACTGGCGTAGCAGGAAAGATAGATATTGCTGAGTTTACATTAATGAACTTGGGCACTGCTACAAACCAAGTTGTTTTGGGATCATACACTAGCTACGGATAAAATTTTATCATGGTAGACTTAGTGTTGTAAATATGTTAAACTTATAACACTATGTTAAAATTCTCACACTCGGGCACATTTGGTGACCTAATCTATTCGCTAGCGGCAGTAAAACATCTAGGAGGTGGCGACTTCTATCTAAGACTCAACGACATGGACCGTATGGCCAAACGTGTACTAGGTGCAGGTTCGGCAGGCGACCATACCGGTGAAATGACACAACTTCAGTTTGATATTCTCAAACCTTTCATGGAAAGTTTACCGTATATCAACAGCTTCAATGTTTACAACGGAGAAACTATTGATTATCCTTTGGAAGAAGCAGGCTTTACCATTGTTCAACAAAACGGCAATTATACCTACAGTTATGCCACAGCACTGGGATTAGACTTTTATAAAAACTACAATGAATTTATGTTAACTCCGTGGTTAGAGGTTGCAGATCCCATACGTATTCCGGGCAGACCTGTGGTAGTTAATCGAGTCAATAGACACCTCTACGGATGCGATCCAGAAATCAAAGGTTGGAGAGAATTCTTAAAACGTGGCCTTACTGAAACCGCAGTCTATGTTGGCAAAGAAGATGAACACGCCTGGTTTGAACAAACTTTAGATATAAAAATTCCTCACTACAAAACAGAAAATATTTTAGATGTTGCCCGTGTAATTGCTGGCGCAGAGCAGTTTATTGGTAGTCAAAGTATGTGTCTAAGTATTGCAATTGGCCTAGGTAAAACTACCTTTTGCGAATGCCGCAAAGACCTACCACTAAACAGAAACGAATGTTATTTTATAAGATCAAATGTCCACTACTTCTAATCTTTCTTTCACCCATTCTGGCACACTAGGTGATGTGCTAACCAGTCTCTGTGTTGTTAAAATTCTCGGAGGCGGCGATTTTTATCTCAAGTTACATAACATGGATCGCATGGTTCAAGAAAAACTTGGATGGCCTAATGCCAGTATTCACAGTGGACGCATGACTCAAAAAGACTACGATATGATCGAGCCTTTAATGAAAAGTCAAAGTTTTATCAAAAGTTTCCAAGTATGGAAAGGTGAGCAGACCACACACGAACTTGAAGAAGTTTGCAGGCATCACAGTGCTGGCGGTGTATGGCCGCGAAACTTTTCTAATCAGTATGCTGCCAGTCAGGGTGTTGATATGGAGGCTAACTTTGAAGCTCTACAACAACGTCATTGGTTAGAATGTAAAGATCCTATACGTATACCAAATCGTTCAATTGTAATTAGTCGTAACAACAAATATCTAGAAGGCGCTCCTGTATATAATCCTCAATGGAAAGAATGGATTGACATGGGCCTAGCAGATCAGTGCGTATTTGTAGGACACGAATCAGAACATGCTTGGTTTGAAGATCTTTATAAGTGTGAAGTTGAATATTATCATACTGAAGACATGCTACATCTATCTAGAGTATTAGCAGGTTGCGATTTGTTTATTGGTAATCAAAGTATGCCCGGTACTATGGCCAGTATCTGCTTAGGTAAGACTAGTAGAATTGAACTACGTAAAAATGTAACTAGAGAAAATAACGAATTTATATATCCCTATAGGATCAATGTAAGTTATTTTTAAATACCTAGTTCTTTATCTTGCAATTGTCTAATTGTAGTCATTAATTGCTCAACTACACCGTCATTTCTTAGACTTTTAAATATTAAATTAGGGGCACCAAATTCCCCTGATTTTTTCAGTCCGAGCTTTCTATATTTTTTTAATAAATCTTTCAGTTGTAAGCACAATGAAAGATTCTTCTGCTCAATTGCATGTTTTATTAATCTTTCCCAAGCAGTAACAGAGTCTTCTATTTCGGCTCTATTGTATTTTACATCGGACTGCACTGGCTGTTTTATCCACTGATTCTTAACTATAGAGTATGTTGAACTTACTGCGGGTTCTTCTATATCTTCTACATACAGTTCTACAGGAACACCGTTAACTGTTATATCGTGTTCTTCTTTCCAAAGTTTACGTTTTGTATCAAACAATTCAGCAACACCTACATCACACTGTACTTGACTATAGGGTACAATAAGGTGAAGATCTAGGTCGCTGTGTTTGGTATAGTTATAGTTGGCCTGACTTCCGGAAACTATCACATCGTCAACTCGCACATCTACATTTAAAAAATCATAAAATTCTTTAGCAATACGCAGCAATGCAACATGTACGTCTTTCCGTAGGTGATCACCGTCCCAAAGGTTGGGATTTAATTCGGTATGCACTTCAATAGGATCTGTAAACTCAAACATGCTCATATTGGTTATTTATTTTATTAAATATGCTAATGAAGGGAAACAAAAGTCTATCAGGACGTATTATTGTTGCACATCCAAAATTAGAAGAGCCGTACTTTTCTAAGGGCGTAATAATCTTATCTAAACATTCCAATAGCGGAGCATGGGGGCTAATGGTTAATAAACCCGCCCCTAAAACTACTATTGATCAAATAATGCAGAGTGTAGGTATTATGTGTAATAGACAAGATAAAATCTACATAGGAGGGCCTGTTGATACCCATAGAGTTTATGTGTTGCATACTTTAGATTGGCGGTCGAGCACCACTATGAAAATCACAGATGACATAGGAATCAGCAACGATGTTTCAATTCTATCTGCAATTGCCACCGGAGAAGGACCTGCTTTGTTTAGAGCCTGCGTAGGAAATTGTCAATGGGCTCCGGGCCAGCTAGACGGAGAAATGTCAGGAGAAATGCCCTGGCACCAGAACACTAGTTGGTTAGATACTCCAGCTACTATTGAATCAGTTTTCAATCTTACAGAAGAAGAACAGTGGCAGCGAGCAATAGAGTTAGTTGCTCACGACAAAGTCTCAAGTTGGCTCTAATCCTTTTCAGGACTTAGATTATTCAACATATCCCTGATATCTCTAGGCTTGATACTTATTTTATTTTTAAACAAATTTGATCCTTGAGCAGGGTCTACATCACGTATTACACCGTCCGAATCTACCGTAGCATTTGTCGAAGTCACTACACTGGTTTTCTTTAAGCCGTCAATTAATGATGCACTGGCAGCACTTCTTTGTCCGTTAAAACTCTGGCTTTCATCTTCACCTAAATCACCAATTTTTAGTGTATCTATATTAAATTCTAAATCAACTTTTTGTCCAACTCCGCTTGAACTACGTGTCTTCATAAATTGAATTTGATAACGTCCACGCTCTTTCATTTGCCTACTGGTAAAGATACCAATGACATTATCAGCTGTTTGAATCTTTGACAAGCCGCCGCTGATATGACTATGATCAAATTCAATTTCGTCAACTGCCGAACGATTTAATTGTGCCGCAGTTACTACTACCGCTTGTGTTTCCATAGCCAAATTACGTAGTTCTTCTGATACATATTTGTCCTTAACAAACAAGTCACTTGGACTAACTTTAACACTTAGCGGCATCATTAGGTCTAAGTAGTCCACTAAAATTATGTCAGGTTTTTTGCCTGTTTTGACCTGATATTCTTTTAAATACGACCTTAAATCGTTACAATTCTTACCTGAAGGCATATATTTTATCTGGATTCCTCCTGCTCTCTTTCCAGTGATCTTAACCTTCATTTCAACATCATCAAGGTTCTTAAAAATATCTTTGGCTGCAATATCTGTCAGCATACTGTCAATACGCATACCGACTAACTCTTCCGAAAGTTCAAATGTAAAGTATACTACGTTTAATCCTGCCAAAGAAAAATTAACGCCTAGATTGGCAAGGAACAAACTCTTACCGCCACCGGAACCTGCACACCAAATATTCAATTCACCACGTTTGAAGCCGCCATACAATTTTTTATCAACAGTGGGCCAGCCAGTTGAAATCTGTCCATTATTATCTTTGAGTTTTAATAATCGAGCACGGGGATCTAACCAATAGTCTGTGCCCATGTCTTTGTTAAGACTGATCTGTATTGCATCTTTGATCAGTTTCTCAACTGGATTATATTCACCTTTTTCCAGTAAGTCAGCACTTTGTAAAATTGCACGTTCTAATGCTTTGTGACGTGCAAAATTTTCAAATTCATTCATTAACCAATCATAGTTTTCTTTAGGCAGTGATACTGCTTGGAAATCAGATTCACAGGCAGCATTGACAATACTGACTTCAGGCATAACTTTGTATTGGTCTAAATATTCTGTGATAAATTTTGCAGAATCTTGATAACGTCTGTCAAAACTATCTGGATTAAAAATATTTTGACAGCGTACAAATGTTTCTGCATCTGATAGAAACATCTCTAGATATAATTTTTGTATTTCGGCGTTGTAGTTTGTTTTACTCATTTAAGTTTTCTAGTTTCTTTTTCATTAGTTGTATTTTTATCTCGTTGTCTTCCTGACTTTGTAATATTGTGAACAATGTATACAGTCTGCCGTATCGTTTCATTGCATCTGCACAATCTTTAATATCAGACTCCCAGTCTGGCATACTGACACTCCAGTTATTGGCCAGTGCAGTCTCTATCATTTTAGCACCGGGCTTATCTCTATCTGGAACTACTATGACTTTTTTGCCCAGTTGATTGATTCTAGCAATCTGTGTAGGGTTTGGATCGTTAGACATGATTGCTACACCGTCGACTGCTATGGCATCAAATTGACCTTCAACAACAATTAGGTATTCTCTATCTTCAGTTTGATTATCTATATTGAACACATATCCGGGTTGAGCATCTGTGAGATATTTTGGTTTACCTTCTGTTATCTTACGTCCAGTATAACCAACAATCTTTTTATCCTGTCGAAATGCTATTAAGACTCGATCTGCGTAGCCTGGAGCAGGTGTCCAATAAAATCTTTCATCGTAAGGGTCAAATCCCCTGCTGTCAACGTATTCAACAATACTGTAAAATTTATGTCTCAATTCGTTATCAAGTGTTGCAACATCACGTGCCCATGATATTATTGATTCAGATCCCTCAGGTAGTTCTTTTTCCTGTAGATCAAAATTAAATGCCTTAACAGCTTTGGGCATGTCTTCTTTGTTTCGAAGAGCTTCCAAATTAAGTTTGTTTATCTCATCAGTGGGCATTCCCATCCATTGAAATAAATTTTTTGTATTTTTACTTAACAGTCTGCCTGGAGTCCAGCCTGCTTTGAATCCACAGTTAAAACAGTGATATTGGAATCCGTCTTCACTGAATAATACACCACCACGTTTTCTAGTATCCGGGCTGTCGCCATTGTGATGACAGCATACGGCATTAAAACTTATCCAGCCACTGGGAGTTGTTTTCCTTTTAGGAGGCAGAAAAGTTTGAACAGAAGCCTGTATGAGATTCATACATATAGTTTAGCTTCTATACAGTATCTTGTCAATTTTTCCGTTAGGCCAATAGTCCGATCCTGGAGTAGGATTACCCGGCATTTGTGGGCTATAGTAATTTTGTCCCATTGGAATATCCCAATTAGCCGGGATCCAAATAATTCTTATTTCACTCCAGTTGCCTTCTGCATTGGCATAGTCAACACCGTTAAATCCTGTATAGGTTTTGGTTTCTAATGTGACATAGTTGGCAAATGCGCCGGGACTATTGTCCATTGCTGCCTGTATTTTTACTGTGCCTGTAAAATTATCTAGGTACATTGCTACAGTAGTTGTTTGAGTTAATTCAGGATATGATCTTAAATTACCTGTATAAAAATCATATCGTGTACGTGCAACGTTGGCATATTTCTGGAAAGCTGTTACTGACCCACTGTCTTTTAGTGTTGGCCATAGATCGTGTGTTAATTTAATTGTGCCGTTGACACCGTAATAGGTATTTGAATAAGCAGGCAAGTTTGTACCGTCATTGTCAGTAAGGGTAATACCGAAGGTGTAATAACTAGTTCCTAAATCTCTAGTGTCATTTTCTGTTAGGGTCAACAAAGCTAATCCTCGAGTTGATGTACTAACACCGTTGTCTAATACTTCAATAGGTCGTTGTAATACCATTCTTTGTTGTTCAGCATCAAACATATTAAAAACAAAATTATGGTTAAAACTAATACTTGTCCCGGAAGAAATTGCAGAAATTACCGGAGATAAAAATTGATCAGTATCGGGGTCATATACAGGATTTAGATTTTCTACAGTAACAACATTATTAGATATTGCAGAAACATAAGTTCCAGTTTGTATACTGTCGCTGTTAACAATCATGCCAACTTGCACGTTGACAGCACTGACTAAAGATATTGTATTGCTAGAAGTTGAAGTAGGGCTAGCAGTATTTGTAACAGCACGTACTCTCACAGCTTTTTGATCAGAATTTTTAAACTGTAATTGTACCTTGTTTTTAAGGCCTTTTTGTATTTTTAGCTCACGTTGATACATGGTATTGTTGGTCTCCCGTACTTCATTGTCCAAATCTAATTGTATGCTGAATAAATTGGAGTATAAATAGACTGGTAATTTTTGCATACCTATATTTATTGTAATGAAGAACAAGGACGAATTCGAAAAAAACTTTCCCTTTATATCCTGCATAAAAACGTCTGAAAACGAATATGTTGGAATAATCATCAACTTAGATGACAATGTCGCTAGTATCTATAGCTACGCAGATATCCGCACCGAAGAAGAAAAACAGATTTTTTTAGAAATGGGAGAAGTTTGGTGGTGGGAAAGTAACCGTAAAATACCAATTAGTATTTTTCTAAAAAAAGAAATGATTGATTTTAGACCTTACATTAAAACTTTTAACAGTAAAGATGTTATTGTGTTGTTTGGGCCTACAGTAAATTTAAGTGAAATTGCAGAAAAACGTGTTAAGAGAAAAAGTATTCAACTGGTAAGGTCAACTAGGAAAAACCGTAACTAACTCGTTCACAGAGTAGATTGAGCTGAACAACAATAACATGAGCATACGCAACAGCATGAGCCTTTTTAAAGAAATACGCATCGTCTGTCTTGACCCAAATATCATTTTTGATAGCCTGGAATCCTTCTTTCTCGCATATTGGGATCAAATGCTTTTTACCCGGCCTCAACAAGGCAAGGAACATCGCTAGTTCTTCAATAGTCTTAGGTTTCAGTTTTGCAATTAAATTATGATAGCCGTTGATGTGAAACATTTGATCACAAACAGCAGGATCTTCCAACAAATCCCACAGCGGCTCAACAGACAATAATTCTTCTAGATGTGCTTCATTTCTTACACCTTCATAGGCACTGACATTTAAGAAATCAATTTTAAAATATCCTCGATCTTCTGCTGTCTTGTAGTCTATGCTACTTAATCCGGTTATTGGATTATAGGGAATTGAATGACAGTATACACCTGTGTTGTGCTTTTTAAAAGCACCATTCGTTTCTATAGATGCAGGAACATGCTTGATAATATCAAGTACCTGTGTTCTGTCTTTAAAATCAATATCTATATCAGGCATTTATTTCCTTTGATATCATTCTATACCTGCCTCTTTACATACTTCTTTGACTAATGCTACATCAGCTGGATTATCTCGTATTTTTTTGGCCCAAAAAGGTATATCCAATGTTTGGTTAACTAACTCTAACTGTTCATCACTGAATTGTTTCAATAGCTCAACACCGCCTACAGAATTCATAACCATCCAGGGACTTATCTTTCCGTCTCGTATATTATGTACTGCTCTATTCACACTTACGTAATTGAAATAATGTGCAAAATTTGCATTATTTTCATCACCCCACTCCATCATATATTGTAGACTACGTTGGACTGCACTTTCTACAGGTTCAATCTTTACCAACTCACTTAGGTATTTGTCATAGAGCTCGTCGCGGCACCAATGATCTAATTTAACTCCGCTTTTGATCACGTAGTCAATAAATCTTTCTGGATATAACGGATCAACATTGTTAATGAAACTGCCAAATTTTACAAAGGCATTATAATATGCACTTTTACAAAAATCACTGTAGGGTTTTTGTTTCTTTGCTGCCTGTGTGAGTTGATAAAATCTGTTATAGGCAAAAAAACCTGTCTGAACACGTTTTTCATCTTTTTGTAGTACACGCCTTTTCTGTTCGCACATGTGAGCAATTAGAGTTTTCTCTTTCATAAAACTCTTGCTACAATGTACACAATTAAAGGGTTGATCTACTAGGTCTATCATTTAATTCTAAATTTCTGCAATATCTGTTTTGCTTCATTAAGGTCAGTAATAGGCGGTGTGTCATAGACCGCTAATATTTTAACTGAGAATCCTGTGTCATAATTAGGATCATATGACAAGAGTATATTGTGAGTTTGAGGATTCCAAAGTTTGTTTCCAAATTTAATGTTAATATCTTTAATTTGAGTTTTGTTAAAATTTGTCATTCGTATTCTTTTCGTTGTTTTTTATCAAACCCCATGTGATCGAACAGTTGATTAATATCATTCTTATCCATCATACTGGCCCAAGTTTTGATATCGGAAAGTTTCATTGCAGGATAAAGTTCTTCTAAAAGTTTTTCTATTTTATTGGCTTTTTCTTTACCTGGCGCTTTGAGATATGTGTATTTTAAATTTACACCTACACCGCAACTGGCAAATGCTTCCCACAATAACTGCTTGTGACCTTTACTCAAAGTCCAGTGATTGATGTTTACTAGGTCATTAACACGCTCTAAAATAAACTCGTATGTATCAGGATCTGTTTGCGGATTACTGACATATCTCATTAGCAGAAATGGACTGAACGCTTTCTTTTCTTCTTCTGTGAGAAGTTTATAGAAATCATGGTTTCTTTGATTTACTGCACTTAACTCTCTACCAATGTCTAATTTTGCTGCCATATTATACTGGATGATGCATTACATTTTGTCGTTCTTGTTTGCTTAGATAATATATTATTTTAACACGTTCTATAGCCGCTTGTAAAGCAGGATTGTTTTTTGCTTCTCGGTGTATTTCACCCCACAACTTGTTTTCTTGTATTTCCTCAATCAACGGTCTACCATCTTTAGTGCGAGGATCGTAGTCCCGGCCAATTTCTTGCCGAGTATTGGGAGCAGCGCCTGCTTCTCTAGCGTAGGTTATGCCGTCTACCTTTTCGTATACATAAGTTGCACCAGGTTTGAGATTGCCCATATTACCAACATTTACTGTAATCAACTAGCTCACTTTGTCTTGAAACTTCTTTGACAAAATAAGCACATAGAGGATTTGGATCCTCTGATAAAGGAGTACATAACAACTGTCCTGGCTTCATCTTTGGAAAATACCATTTGACATCTTGATACACATCAATGATATCAATGTCATAAAACTCAGGTCGGAAACCGCTCAATGGATTGAACAAGAATGTTCTAAATCCACGATCATTAAGACTGGTCAGTGGCATAATTTCCATGTCAGGACCTTCTGGGTCGCCAACAATAGTACACCAATCAAGCGGCATGTTAACTGTATAAGGACCAATTTTTAACACAGCCGCAGGTGCTGTAAAACTTTCCAAAAAAATCAACGGAATATAAAAATAATCAGGATTGCTAGGATCACTGTTATCTAATACCGCAAATCTCAAATCGTCGTCAATCTCGTCGGGGAGATCATTTAGGTGATAGATTTTATCATCCAGCGTTAGAATTTGCATTAATATTTTACCTTTTCAATTGTGAACGGATATTTGGCTTCTTTGTAGAAACGCTTTCGTTCTGTTAAGTGTTTTTTAGCATATTTTGTTGATGCTGTCAAGTCCCAGATTTGTACGAAATCCTTGTCTTCGGCTTTGCGTATACCGCGTCCAATGCTTTGTATAACGCGAGTAAAGCTCTTTCCGGACTCCAGAAGAACCATATTAAAAATACGGGGGATATTAATACCCACAGCGGCCACACCATAAGTCGCCACAATAATCTTTTTATCAGCAGTTTTAACTTCATCGTATTCTTCTTTACGGTCTTTGGTTTTTACTTCACCGGATATGAATACACTGTCCGGTATTTCATTTACTATAAATTTTCCTGATTCGATTCTATCAACCAGTACCAGTGTATTTCCGCTTTCTGCAATACCATGAACTAGTTTACTGACCCATGTCATCCTATCAACGTCAGTTACTAAAAACTTTAATTCTTCTGGATAACTTCCAAATTCTTTCCATTCAGCAGTTTGAATAATGTTAACATGACAATTACTCAATACGCCTTTTTCTTGTAATTCGTGTGCAGATACACGATGAACTACATCACCTAATGAAGCTCGAATATTTTGAAATTCTATATCTTCTTTAGGTACAGTACCTGTTAATCCCCATCGGATAGGAGCATTGTTCATATTCTGAGTTAACAGTCTCTTCAATACATCAGCCTTGGCCATATGTACCTCGTCAACCATTACTGTCTGAACTCCATTTAAAAATTCAGCCAGCGTTAGTAACTCATCATTATCTTGTGATTTTTTATCTAAAATATTCAAACTTTGCCAGGTACAGATTGTGTGAGTCTTGCCTAGCTCTTTTCGATCACCATAATATACTCCAACATCTAGTCGACAATTAATAAAGTCTTCTTCGGTTTGTTCAACTAGACTTTTGTTCGGAACAATGATTATGCTTCTACCATATTTTTCGACAGTTTTTGCCAACGTAGCAGTAATTATTGTTTTTCCAAAACCAGTGGCAATTTCTTGAATACATTGTGGGTTTTCAAGAAACTTGTTGACTACTTCAACTTGGTCATCACGCAGTCTAATCTTTTCTCCGGCAAATCGATGCCCGGCCGGCCATGTTTGGTCTCCCCAAAAATCCTCAGAGATTTCAGTAAAATTTAATGGTAGTGCTACACGTAGATCTTCCAGTTCAGGATCATATCCCTGCCTGACTAATTCCTCAATTACCTCGGGCAGTATGCTCATGTATGTGCCCCCGCCAAGACCAAAGAAGCTGGTACACCCATCCCATCGGCCTAATTTGTAAGCTGGCAGGTATCTGGCTTTTTGATCAAAATATTTGAATTTTTTTACCAAAGATTTACGAGTGTCAAGATCTAAATTTTCTATCTTGACATTAACTTCGTCCTTGATGATAATTTTACAGTATGTCAACTTGATAACCTTTTTGTTTGGTGTCAGTGTATTTGATCACGTCGGGCCTGTTTTGTAGATAACTTGTTATACTGTAATGAACTCCAGAAATACTACCTAAGTTTAACACAAATTTAAAATCAATACCTGACTTAATAATGGGCTTTGGTAATTTTTGACTGATAAACACAATTTTTGTATTTTCATGGATAGGCATGTTTAGATCAAATGTACGAACATAATCGTTAAAATCTCGACCCGAGGTGTTATCTAGCCTAAACATAACTGAGATCTCTTTTTCTGAGAAATTTTGTGATTTTAACCAGAAATGCCAAGATTTTAAGTACTTGAGTTCATGGCCGGCAGGGATGATAATCAAAGCAGGCATATTGAATTTAAACATGAGTTTAAACTGATCAATGCTAATGTCCTTAGAGTCAAACTCTAGATTTTCTGAATCAGATTCGTTAATAAACTTATCTAAAACAGGCGAAATTTCTTCATTTTTTAGTAAATTTGCCACATTTTCGTCCCATACTGAAATACCATAGTACTTGGCCAGTAAAACTGCTTCAATGACATTGTCAGTGGCTAATTGAGGCAATGTCTTATGTACGTTAATAAACCTAAATTCCGACTCGGTGTATACCAGCATTGGCACATGGCTTTCGATATTTTCCATAACCATGGAAATTTCCTCAAAAATCTTGGAAAAATTGCCATCGACTGAAAATCCTAGTGGTACTAGGTTATTGCCGATCCATACTACGTTTAATTCTTCAAGATCAAATGCCCAAACTTTTTTCTCCATGTCCCAGTCGACCAGTTTTGCCTTGTTGAGATCTCTAAATTTCTTAATCGTTGCTACTAATGATTCGTCGTAGGGGAAAGATACCAATATTTTCTTGTCTTCGATAGTGATAGATTTAGTCATTGGTTTTAACTCAACCAAATTCAGTTGAAATTCAGCCAGATCAATTGCATCGCTTGCGGGCTGGCCGAGAGCTGCGACCAATTGATTACGATATTTTCTAACTAGTCGTATAACAAGATTACGTTGCTTTTCAGTATAGCCTCGACCTGCAATAGGATTGTTTGACAGGCTATGAATTACTGACTCATCACCTTTCCATAGAGAAATTTCAGGATGAAACAGATATCCTCCATTACCGGCCAAACGACAAATTAGATCTTCGAGATAAAGTTTCATATTAAATTGAAATATCTTCCATACCGGCAGTACGTAATTTGATGATATTACTCATCTGCCACTGTTTAATGTCAAGTCCTTTGATAATACCTAACCATTGATTGCGTAATAGTGCAAACTCATTGATAATTTTTTCCATATCAACTACATCAGCTTCACCATCAACATATTTTTCAACATCTCTGGAGCTCAACGCTCGTTGA